TGTTTTGATTTTGGTAGGGCCACAGACTGAACATATACCAGTCCGATTCTCTTGGTTTACTTCAGAAAGTCTGTGCTTCATCTCGATCTGGAGGGCAGGGAACTCGTACTAGATTTCCACAACTAGCGCAGGTAGCATCAAGGAAGTACCAGACCAGCTCGTAATTATCAAAGGATGCTAAGACGCTAAAGACCTGTGACCCACAGGAACATACGTGGACTGGGCCTAACGGCCTTATATCGGCCCCAAAGGTCTCAGGAAGGCCATTGTAGGCGTTACGCCAAGACCTGAATTTTCGCAGGGTTGGTAGACGGAGTACCATAGCCTGCCTCTCACACTCCTCGGCCCGCAAGGGCCGTACCGTAAACTCGCCTTACGGCTCGTATTGTAATCATCTGCCTAGTATAGATATGAGCCGACACGCCGTGATATTATCTCCAGTATGACAACTCTCATCGGAATCGAAGGAAACGATTTCTTAGTAATGGCAGCCGATTCGCAGATCACCGATGGTGATTCGCGCATCATCTCAGTACAAACACCCAAGATTGTAAGCAACGGAAAGTATCTGCTTGGTCTTACTGGTGACTCACGGCCAGGTGACATCTTGGCTTATGCGTGGAAACCACCGCTATATCGTGGTGAACATCCGACCCAGTTTATGGGAGCAAAGATTCTGCCTAGTATCTCGGCAGCTTTCAAAGAAGGTAACTACGAGATAGACAACAAGGAGATGAACTTCTCGTTCCTTATTGGGTTCAACGGCAATATGTTCTCTATCGGCGGGGACTTGTCCTTTAACGCATCTGAGCGCGGATTATTTTCGGCAGGCTCAGGTGGAAATTATGCCTTAGGGTACTTGTATTCCTTGCCACATAAGAATTACAATACGTTGTTAATGGCAAGTGTTGTTGCTAAGAAGGCTGTAGAGATTGCATCCTTACTTGACATCAACACCTGTCCACCGATACAAGTTGTTACACAAGAGAGGGCGCATAGATGAAAGAGTTAATTGCATATTGCGGCATCTCATTCCTCATAGGTTTTGTCAGTGCTTATGGGTTTGATGCCTGGCTGCAATGGAGAGATGATAAGAAATGGCGATAGCAGATCCAAAAGAATTACTGCTACACGTACTGCATTCTAAAGATGCAAGTCGTGATAGAAGTCAGCAGACTGAGGTAGGTCCATCAGAGATTGGTGGTTGCCGGCGCAAGGTTTGGTACAGACTCAATGGCCAACCTGAGACTAATGAGAATCAATCTAAGCTGGCAGCGATTATGGGTACTGCTATCCACGCTGCTATTGAAGAAGCGATTTGTCATTTAGACCCAGAAGGCAAAGAGTATCTTGTTGAAACTGAAGTTGCTTATGGCGACCTGAAAGCACACGTAGATTTATTCGTACCTGAAACTGGTGCAGTCATTGACTGGAAGACATCTAAGGTAAAGAACCTTGGTTACTTTCCTAGCACCCAACAGAGGTGGCAAGTACAGGTCTATGGATACTTGTTATCAAAAAATGGCTTTGATGTTAAGACAGTAAACTTAGTAGCGATTGCTCGTGATGGTAGCGAGAAAGATATTAAAGTCTTTACTGAACCATACGATGAGACTATGGCAGAGGCTGCGCTGTATTGGCTGGCTAATGTCAAGGCTATGACAGAAGCCCCTGCTCCTGAGAAGGAAGCAAGTTTCTGTAAAGACTTCTGCCAATACTATGATCCATCTGGAGAGATGGGATGCGTAGGTCTATTAAAAGAACGTATCGTCCTTAGTGAAGTCGTGATTGAGGACGATGAGATTGACAAGCACGCCTTGCACTACTTACAGTTAGATGGCAAGATTAAAGAGCTGGAAAAAGAAAAAGAAACATACAAGGCTGCACTAGAAGGTTCCACTGGTGTCACCAAAAGTGGCATCGAAATCAGTTGGACAACAGTTAAAGGTCGTGAGACTGTAGACGCAAAAGAAGTTGAGAAACTTCTGGGGTTTGTTCCGAAGGTTGTCGGTAACGAATCTGTAAGACTCAATATCAAATCAAACGGAGGAAAGTAAATTGGCTGCAAATGAAAACACCAAGTTCCAAATCAACTACAAGTTAGCTGATGGAACTCTTATCAACCTTTACGCATCAGATGTAAAGGATCTTGAGACAGGTCTTACTGACCTATCAATGGTATCTGCGTTGATTAAATCAACAGCATCAGAATTATCAGGTAGCACTGGAGCAGCAGTTGCTGCAATTAAAGCCCAGTTTCCTGCGGCAACACCAGTTGCTGCACCAGTAGAACAACCAGGAACTAAGTCCTGCAAGCACGGAGTGATGTCATTTAAGACTGGTACATCAGCACGTGGACCTTGGCAGGGTTATATGTGCGCAGCACCTAAGGGTGCAGCAGATAAGTGCGAGACTATCTGGGTTCGTTAATGTATGCGCGAGCCAAGGTTCTATGAGAACCCTTCTTGCGCACAAGTAGGTGGTGACTTTTGGTTTCCGGAAAAAGCCGATGGGTCAATGAACACCGTAGAGATGGCGATGGCAAAGTCCATCTGCAATTCTTGTCCACACAAAGCTGAATGCGCAGAGTGGGGAATTAAGAACGAATCCTTTGGTATATGGGGCGGTCTTACTGAAACAGATCGCAGACCAATACGCAGGGCTAGAAACATAAGAGTTAGGGGAGAGGGCGTTGCTTGACTTACAACGTGCGTGGGGAACTGTCCTTACGAAAGCAACACCTCTGCCTGATGTATGGTCTGACTTAGCAGCCAAGCAGATTAAGGTCCGTAGAGGACAAGTCTGTATGGTTGCAGCAGCACCTAATGCTGGTAAATCTATGTTTGCGCTTATCTATGCAGTCAAAGCAAAGGTACCAACTCTGTTCTTCTCAGCAGATACTGACACTACGACAGTAATGATGAGAGCAGCAGCGCATTCATCAGGTCATAATCAAGTTAACGTGGAGCAGAACCTTTCAACTGACTCACACTTTTATGATGGTTACTTTGAGAAATTGAAGCACATCAAGTGGGTCTTTGATTCCAGTCCGTCACTCGATGATATTGAGTTGGAAGTAAAGGCATACGTTGAACTCTATGGACAGTCACCAGAACTGATCATCATAGATAACCTGATGAATGTTGCTGCTGAAACAGATAACGAGTGGGCGGGGCTTCGTGCAATTATGATGGAGCTGCACGATATGGCACGTAAGACTGAAGCCTGCGTTCTAGTATTGCATCACGTATCTGAGCAGTCGGAGTATGGCTCACCCACTGAACCACCTGCACGCCGTGCTATTCACGGCAAGGTGAGTCAGTTACCAGCGCTGATATTAACCCTTGGATACAACCCAACTAATGCTGAGTTGAAGATTGCAGCAGTGAAGAACCGCTTTGGTCCACACGCAGCAGATGGTAAGGATTACGTCATACTCCTAGTGGACTATGGTTCTTGTCAGATAGCAAATAAAGACGCATAAGGGGCGATGCTTCAAAGAGATGCAAGGTATGGTTACAATAGCGATTACACACCAGAAGATGAATACGGAAATGAGATAGCAGTATGACCTACGATTTCTTTGCAGATGAGTGGTATGGAAAGTGTGGTGCTTGCAAGACTGAACTGTATGCACCTAACAAGTACGCATACTGGAAACAATGGGAGATGCACACGCACTCTCAAGAATGTTTGGGAGGTTGGTAATGGCTAGTAAAGAGTATCAACACCTACAGAATGAGGTGAAACAACTCAAGGCTGATATGGCTAATCTGATTATGGCTCTTATCGAACTGAAAGTTTTTAAGATTAAGATTGATGAGAACGGTAACGCTATCTACGACACAGGTAAAGATGAGCAGCCCGAAGTACAATAAGAAAAAAGGTACGGACTTTGAAGTTGCCGTAATGAAATGGCTACGATCTATGGGTGCAGTAGCTGACCGCCTGCGACTAGCAGGCAAAGATGATGAGGGAGATTTAGTATGTGTCATTGCGGGACAGTCATACATACTAGAACTCAAGAACACAGCGAGGTTAAACCTTCCTGAGTTCTGGAGACAAGCAGAGGTTGAGGCGCTTAATTACGCTAAGGCTCGTGGTATTGGGGAAGTGCCACTGCATTATGTAGTAGTTAAGCGCCGCAACGCTGCGATAGAAAAGGCTTGGGTAGTCCAAGACTTAGAGCAATGGTTAAAGGAGAAGTCATAATGGCTAGTGCTATTAGACCTCTA